TGTCCACTCCTTCAATCATGCTGCGTTCAAGTCTACAATCTCACACGCATCTGCAGTACACGCTAACTCACGTCCACCTGATGTTGTGTCTTCTTTCTCAAACTCCTGCAGCTTTGACCAATCAACACTCTTAGGCATCTGTACTAACATAGCATCATATTCATCTTCTGTACAGTCCTGATATGGTGCTTGCTTGTACGTATGGTCACTGAATGGCAGGAAGCTAATGCCTGACACTTCATCAAAGTGTTTGTACACCCAAGCACCCACGTCCATCCACTCGTTCTCTTTCACAGAGATTGTCACTGACGGTTTGTGTTCACACCAGTAACGCTGGTAGGTAAGCCACAACTCAAGCTGTTCAATAGCCGACAGAATTGTGCGTGTAACCGCCCCACGTGGTGATGCCATTGGGAAGCTGAACACTGTTGTGGACTCAGGCTTCATAACATCTGGCTCTGCTGGGATACCTTCCGACATAAGGAACTGTGTGAGTGGGTCTTTGTTATCACCACGTACAGTCCGAATGTAGTGTGGGTTGTGCCGTGCATGAATACCAGACGCACTGTCTACAAGCTGCGACACTGTGCCACTAGGCTTGACGCATGTGATGGCTGTTGACTGTGGAATACCAAGCTGTTCAGCCATAGCAGCATTAGTCTCTACTGCTGTGTCACGCAATGTCTCCAGTGTCTGACCAATGTTCTTGCCAAGATGCGCTGATGTACCACTGAGCAAGTCGTTGTCCATGATGCCTGTCAGTGACACGCCCAACAAACGCTCTTCCTCTGTGTTCTTCTGCCATACCTTACGCAGATATTTGAAGTCAGTCAGTGTTGACTGGAATGTACCCAAGATTGTAGCCAAGCGTACCTTCTCACGTAGTGTCTGCTGTGTATCACCAGCACGGGCAACTACCTCTGACAAATTGCAGAACTGGTATGGACGTAAGATAATTTCACTGCAGGGATTGCATCCGAAATCATGTTGCGTATCACGTCTACCATTCTTGGCTGCTTGTGTCTGTGCTGCCGCACGGTTAAAGATACCACGCTCACCTGACTTAGATTCGTACAGAGATACCCACTCACGCATGAATGTACCCATCTCCGGCTTGCCCTTGTAGGCCACACTGTTGTTAGCCAGCGCACGTTGTCCTTCATTCTCCCACCACATACCTGACTTGGCATGTGCCATCTGGTCATCGTTCAAGTTAGAAAGGCTGATGAGTGCGCTGCGGCGTACACCACCTACAACTACAACCTCTCCAATCTTACACATGATATCGTGACATTCGATTGGGAATAGCTTACGACCTGCTGCGTTCTTGAACTTGGCAATGACAAACTCAAACAGTTCCTCTAGTGGTGCTGGGCCACTGGCACGACCACCAAATGTTTTCAGCCTTGCACCTGCAGGACGCACCTCTGATACATCCCACTTGGGAATCTGACCTGCATACAGCAGAGAGATAAGTTCACGCAGAGACTTTGCCCAACCGGGGCGGCTGTCACCAACCTTGATTACTGTATCTGTATTGTGCATGGCTTCATTAATGACAGGCAGCTTGTCCACGTTCTCACGCTCCACAGAGAAGCCTACACCCGTGCCACACATGAGGATGTACATAGTCTCATCGAATGCCCGTGGGCTGTCTATAGGCACGTAGGAACAGTTGTATGCACCCACGTGGCAGCGGTCTAGTGCTGGGCCGGATGTCATCAAGGCTCTCATGCTAGGCATGATGTCTTGGTTCAGCACAGCCTCTTCTAGTTCCCCACGCAGTTCATCTGACAGCACGTAATTGCATGTACTGTACAGGTGGTTCTTCATGTAGTCAAAGTAGCGTTCTACTGTTTCAACCCATGTCTCACGGCGTTGTTCATCTTCTTTCCATCGGGCATACCGTGATAGCGCGATGAAGTTTTGGTAGTCTGTTGGTAAGTAATTGTTCATCTGTCACTCCGTTATTGTTCTCATTGTTCTAATGTCAGCACCGTCTACATCATAGAAGTATTCACGTATGCCATCCTCTATTTCCTCCCCAACCTGCCCATCTGCAGGTATGGGGTACTCATCATCGTCTATATCCAGTGTGATAAATATCTTAACTCTCATCACTAGCCACCGTGTCTTCAAGTAGAGTGTTAAGATACCACTGTGCCTTTTGCAAATCCTCTAGTGGCTTACCTTTGTAGTCGAATCTCCACAGGTATTTCATAATGTTACCCTGTAAATAATATTTAAAGTTGGGTCCAAGAGCAGCCTGAATAGCAGCGATACACTCTATACCTGACTGATTATAGTGAGAAGGACTATTCACCATATCCACATTACCATAGGCTTCCTTACTAGCTTGCTCCGCTTCTTCCATCATTTGCTTCATGTATGCCTCGTGTCTCATGCATTACCTCCTGTCTTTGTGTTGAATGTTAGATGGACTACATTACCGTCATACTCTTTCTCTACGCCCATCTCTTCCTCTAGTTCTACATCAACTTCCAACTCGTTGTCAATAACATTCGTAACATATTCATGCACAACATTACGAATAGCTTCTTCTTGTTCCATGATAGGAACAGTAGCACACATCATCTTTACAAAATGCATTACGTTTCCATAATCTTCATCGTCCATAGGATTCTTAGGGAAGGCCATAATAGATATATCAATCTCTCCGTTCCATTGCCCATCCTCATCTGCAAAGGGTCTTATTCTTATGATGAAGTCTTCATCGTTTATATTATCTATCATCTCCTCTTTGTTCATTTCTTAATCCTCCTTTTAACTGTAGAGTTTGGATGACCGATAAAGTTAGGATGTTTGTCCTTCCCTTTTTCCTTTAACCAATCCTCTGGTATAATGCGATCATAGTATCTAAAGCCATGCTTGATACACCAATCGCCGTAGGTTGTCTTTGCTCCCTTACGTATTTTATTCTTACTATTCTCAAATACAAAACGTATGTCTAGTTCAGGATGTTGTTTCTTTATTTCAATGTGCTTACGTCTATCTGCCGTTACAAATCTACCCTTCACCTCAACTATGATACCGTTCTTGAGAATGTAGTCGGGAGTGTAGGTACGGTAGGCTAGGTCTTCCCATTCAATCTTGATGGCCTCGTATCTGAATGATACTTTATCTGCCTTCAACTTCTCTGCAATGGTTAGTTCTAACCCACTACGATACCCATACTTACGCGCTGCCCTCCATGCTTTATGGTACAACTACATCTCCAATATAGCTAACTGTCGGTGGCGTTTTGGCCTGTGACATCACTGATGGACGTTCCGTCAGAGCATCCCAACAATCAAAACGATAAGCGCAAAACTTACACCCGTCATTAAGTACCGTGTTACCCGTCTCCTTACCTCTAAACTTCTCTGGTACAGGTTGATAGCATCTTTCAAACTTGTTCTCCTTTACTGCGTCTGCTGTCTTTTGTATCTTAGAAATCTCTTCATCTAAGTTAAGACCTGATGCTGGCACGTATTTGAATTGACCGTTTGCTTTGTTGACTACCCACCAACCACCGACATCTTTACCTGATGCCTTGGCATATCCGGCGAGTTGTCCTACATAACCAAACCCATCCCCACTAGCCAGCTTTTCATATGATTCAAACTTGTTACGATAGGACCAATCAGACGCTGACTTAACGTCATCGACAGCACCATTAACAACAATATCATATGTTCCATTAACGGATGTACCATCCAGTTCCAGTGTAACATGTTCAGGTTCTTCATACTGTACTCCTGCTTCTCTTAGTAGACCCTTGAATACTGCCTCAACAATATCGCCAAGCATCATGTTCATTATAAATGTGGTAGGCAATGGCAGTGCTACCTCTGGTTTGTTCTTCTCGTACCAGAGTTGGCAAGTGGGGCGACCTACGTTTGACATCCGTAGTTTAAAGTCGCCCCGCTTTTTACCACTGCCGAACTGCTTCTTCAGTGCTTCAGCGATATCAGAAGATACCTGTTCAATAGTCTCCTCTGACATTTCTGTTTTGCCTTGCACTGCGTCTTCCATATATTGATGGAGCGCGAGTTCAGCAGGGTGATGCATTACGCTACCTCTTCTTCAATTTCGATATCGACTAGACCATCAACTACATCAATATCTTCATCATCCATTTTAGAGTTAGTCTTCTCTGCCCATG